CATCCTAGAGCTTTTGAGGTTCTTTCTAATATGATGAAAAATGTTGGTGACATTAATGGTTCGCTGATGGATCTTCATAAAAAGAAAAAAGACTTCGATAAAACCGATGAGGTAAAAGAATTACCAGGTCAAACTACCAATAATGTGTTTATTGGTTCTACTAGTGAACTGCAACGAATGTTGCGGCAACAAGATGATGAGGAAAATATAGTTGACATTAGTGATTACAAGAAGGATGACTGATTCTTACAACGGTAATATCAACGTAAAAAGAGATGGTATTACCCATAATTGGACCACTGCTGAAGTAGCTGAATATGCCAAGTGTATGAAAGACCCTGGTTACTTTGCTTCAACATACTGTAAAATAATATCGCTTGATAAAGGATTAGTTCCGTTTGAACTTTATCCATATCAAGAAAAGATGTTTAAGAAATTTAATGACAATAGATTTAATATAGTATTGGCTTGTAGACAATCGGGTAAATCTATATCTTCAGTCGCATATCTCTTATGGTATGTACTATTTAATCCAGAAAAGACTGTTGCGATTCTTGCAAATAAAGGCGCAACTGCCGGTGAGATGTTGGCACGTATTACTCTTATGCTAGAGAATCTTCCTTTCTTTTTACAACCAGGCTGTAGAGCTCTTAATAAAAGATCTATAGAGTTTTCAAATAATAGTAGAGTTATTGCAGCAGCTACGTCCGGATCGTCTATTCGTGGTATGTCAGTTAACTTATTATACCTTGATGAGTTTGCATTCGTTGAAAGAGCCGCCGAGTTTTATACCTCAACATATCCTGTTATTTCTTCTGGTAAAGATACAAAGGTTATTATTACTTCTACTGCTAATGGTATCGGTAATATATTTGAAAAGATATGGACAGGAGCTATTCAAGGTGTAAATGAATATACGCCATTCAGAGTAGATTGGTGGGATGTACCAGGTCGAGATGATGAGTGGAAACTGCAAACCATATCTAACACTTCGCAGTTACAGTTTGATCAGGAATTTGGTAACTGCCTAAATAAGTGTTCCCAAATTACTATTTGTATAAATAACATCATATATGATATACAAATAGGGGATTTATATGACGCTATCAACGCAAGACAAGAATGTGGTTTACCTGTTGAAGAGGAAATCAGACTCAGAGCAATACGTTGGTATTACGATGATGAGACGACTAAAGCAGAGGATGGGAGATCATAAAAGATCTGAAAGATTTAAAGGTATTGGATTTGATTATGAGATACTCGAAGAATCTACTGATAGGTCTTATATTGAAAATCAGGAAGAGTACTGGATTGAGAAATTAGACACATATAATAATGGATTGAATGAAAGTCCAAGTGGAAAAGGTTGGGGGCACAACTCATCGAATTTTACCACATTAGGATTTGTTTACTCGGATGAATCTCGTAAAAAAATGAGCGAATCTGCTAAGAAAAGGGCCGCAGAAGAAGGGTTTGAAGTAAGGTCTAAGAGAAGCAAGGATAACTATAAAGATCCAGAATATCTTGCAAAGCAGAGAAAAGCTAAGAAGGGTAAAAGACTAAGACCTCCTAAGATAAGTGATGATCAAGTTGCAGATATAAGAGATCATTACAGCAAGGAATATGATGCTTTAGTTGAACAATGTAAAAAGATAAACGATGCAAGACATAAAAAGAATTCAAGTTGGAAAAAGACAAATCCTGCCATTGAGTTTGGGAAACTGTATCAAACTAAATACAGTTGTTCAGGTAAACAGTTGGAGCTTATAGTATTATGGAAAGCAAGGACAGAGGTTCTACCCTCACTTTATGGGAAGAATTAACCGATACTCAACAATACCCTTATTTGAACAGAGTATACTATGCTATTGATAAAGATATGATATCTAGTGATACAAATGTAGAAATAAAAGCGAAACAGATTTATGAAAATGAAAATTCTAACACCTAGTGGATTCCAACCTTTTGAAGGCGTTGCACGATATTGGCATGATAAATCTCTCAAGTTCGTATTTGAGAACGGCACTGTTGAATCTGCATACGATCATAAATTCATTGTTGACAATAAAGAAATATTTGCACACGATGTTCAAATCGGTGACAATATTGGAAAGATCGTAAAAGATATTATCGAAATATCTTCGGGTGATTATTTTTATGATCCAGTAAATGTTTCAAATGGTAAAATCTATAATCACGATAATGGATTTATTTCTCATAATACTTTCTTTGGTACAGGTGATACTCTAATTAATGCAGAAACATTAATGGCTCTAAGAGCTAATCCACCCAAGTCAATGCTAGAAGGTAATAGCGTTTACATATATGAAGAAACACAAAAAGATCACGATTATATTATGACCGTTGATGTGTCGAAGGGAAGAGGACAGGACTATTCTACATTTAATGTGATCGATATTAGCACAAGACCTTTTAAACAGGTTGCTGTTTATCGCAATAATACTATCTCGCCTATTCTCTTCCCAAACATTATTTATAAATATGCTAAAGTCTACAATGATGCTTATGTCGTTATTGAAGCTAATGATCAAGGGGGAGTAGTTTGTAATGGATTATATTATGACTTTGAATATGAAAATATGCATGTAGAGTCTGCTATTAAGGCAAATGCTCTAGGTATTGAAATGAATAGAAAAGTTAAAAGATTAGGATGCTCTACTATAAAGGATATATTAGAAACACAAAAGCTGGATATAGTAGATGAAAATACTATTTTAGAAATATCGACCTTTATTGCTAGAGGTCAATCATACGAAGCATCTGATGGTAATCATGATGATCTAATGATGAATCTTGTAATGTTTGGATATTTCTCTCTTTCAAGCCAGTTTGGTGAAATTACTGATATTAATCTAAAAGAAATGATGTATAAAAATAGAATGCAAGAGATTGATAACGACATGGTTCCATTTGGATTCGTTGACGACGGACTAGAAGAAATAGAAAGAACCGTAGATCCTAGAGAGCCGTGGGCAGTTGAGCGCAATTTTAACGATAACTTTTACTAAATTAAATAAATTATAAATAACAGTAATTGAATTCCGTATTATGTAAAACTTATAATTCGATTACTGGAAAAGGAACGAACAATGGCATTATTTACTCCTTCGGAGTCGCCGGCAATCGTAGTCAAAGAAATTGATCTGACAGGCGGAGTGCCTAATGTTCAATCTTCAACTGGCGCGGTTGTAGGTAACTTTCGCCGGGGGCCAGTTAATGAACCCGTACTGATTGCAAATGAAGCGCAATTAGTAGAGGTTTTTGGCGCACCCGATAGCACAAACACGGTGGATTTTCACTCCGCCGCGTATTTCTTAAAATACTCAAATTCATTATATGTAGTAAGATCCGCCGGCAGTACAGCCGTGAATGCTACAGATCCAAGTGGTACTGCAGCCGCGATTAACAACGAAACAGCTTTTGCTGGGGCAACCTTAACAGGCAAGATATTTGCACGGCACCCTGGAAGTATAGGCAACTCATTAAAGGTTGAAACCGCGGGCACTAGTGATTTTTCAGGCTGGACATATGAAGCTTTCTTCGATGCAGCGCCTGCCGCTAATGAGCAACACATTGTTGTAATTGACGAAGGTGGAACAATTACCGGTAAAGTTAATACTGTATTAGAAACATATCCATTTTTGTCTGAAAATGTTTCTGCATCAAATGATGATGGATCAACTAACTATATTAAAGACGTGATTAATAGAAGATCATCTTACATTTGGATTAATACTGTTCCAACCGCCGGCGATGAATTATCTTTTTCTGGGGGAGATGACGATGCTCCTGGTCAAAGTGATCTTATAAGCTCATTTGATTTATTGGCAGATAAAGATGCGCTTGAAATTGATTTTTTAATTGCTCCTCAAATGGCTAATAGAACAGATCAAACCGCTGTAGTAAATGATCTAGTAGAAATTGCTGCAAGTACTCGTAAAGATTGTGTAGTTATAACCTCACCGGCTAGGTCTGATATTGTAAATAGCTCAACTCCTCATAGTAATGCTATTACAACAGCACAAACCTTTACAACAGGTTCATATTTGTTTATTGATAATAACTTTCTAAAAGTGTATGATAAATATAACGATGCTTATATTTTTATTCCAGCTGCTTCTTCAACAGCAGGAATTATGGCGGCATCTGATAGAGCAGCTGGCCCCTGGTATTCTCCAGCAGGATCACGAAGAGGTGCCTATCTTGGAGTAACAGCACTAGCGTACAGCCCCTCAAAGGCCCAAAGAGATGCTCTTTATAAAGCGAATGTAAATCCAATTGCAAATCTACCTGGTCAAGGCGTATTGCTTTACGGCGATAAAACAAATATGACTAGACCATCTGCGTTTGATAGAATTAACGTGCGCAGATTGTTTAACGTAGTAGAAAGAGCAATTGCAATTGCTGCAAGAAACACTATCTTTGAATTCAACGACGAGTTTACAAGAGCAGAGTTTGTAAATATTGTAGAGCCTTTTCTAAGAGAAGTTAAAGGAAGAAGAGGTATTACTGATTTCAGAGTTGTATGTGATGATACAAACAACACGGCTGAGATTATAGATAGAAATGAATTCATTGCGAATATCTTTATTAAGCCTGCACGCTCTATTAACTACATTACTCTTAACTTTGTAGCTGTTAGAACCGGTGTCGACTTCGAAGAAGTCGCCGGATTACAGTTTTAAGGAGATAAAAAATGGCAGTACTAGGCGTAGATGATTTTAAAGCCAAGTTACGTGGCGGCGGAGCGAGACCAAATCTCTTCAAAGCCACGATTAACTTTCCAGGTTATGCTGGTGGCGATGTAGAACTTACATCGTTCTTGTGTGAGGCAGCTCAGTTGCCCGCATCAACAGTGGGTACAATTATTGTTCCTTTCCGTGGTCGTCAATTAAAAATGGCTGGTGACCGTACATTTGATGTATGGACTCCAACTATTATTAACGACACCGATTTCAATGTCCGTGATGCGATGGAACGTTGGATGAACGGAATGAATGCTCATAGTGCAAATACAGGTCTTACTAACCCTGTAGACTATGAAGCTGACCTTGTTGTTGATCAGCTTAATAAAGACGGCACAATTGCTAAAACTTATAATTTCAGAGGATGTTTCCCTACAGGGCTATCTCCAATTGATCTGAGCTATGCTTCAGAGAATGAAATTGAAAGATTTACGGTTGAATTCCAAGTGCAATATTGGGAAGCAGCGACTACTTCTTAAAGCACTATAAATAGATAGAGGGGCTTTAAGGGTCCCTCTATAACTAATTTTAGGAACGAACATGGCTGATGATAGTATAAGACTTTTTGGATTTGAAATTAAGCGGGCTAAAGATAAGTCCGATGATAAACTTCGTTCTATTGTTCCCCCCGTAGATGAGGACGGCGCTGGATATGTTACAGCAGCCGGTTCGCATTATGGCACTTATGTCAACGTAGATGGTGGCGAACACGCAAAAGATAATATTCAGAATATTAAACAATACCGGGCTGTATCTTATCATCCTGAAGTAGATGCAGCTATTGATGATATTGTAAACGAATCTATCGTATCAGGTGAGAATGAACTACCAGTTACTCTCATCTTAGACCATATTGAGGGCCTCAGCGATCAGCTTAAGAAAGTAATTACTACAGAGTTTGAAGGCGTGTGCTCTATGCTTAACTTTAAGGAGTTAGGCCATGATATTTTTAGAAGATGGTATATTGATGGCAGAGTGTATCACCACCTTGTTATTAATGAATCTCAGCCTAAAGCTGGTATCCAGGAAATCAGACCAATTGATGCTGCGAAGATTCGTAAGGTAAAAGAAGTAAAAAAGAAAAAAGACGAAGTTACTGGCGCTTCATTAGTAGAGAGCGTAAATGAATTTTATATCTACCAAGAAAAGGCTGGTGGAACGAATCAAGGCGTAAAGCTATCAAATGATGCCGTGTCTTATGTTACTTCTGGTTTGCTTGATATCGATCGTAAGAGAATCGTATCGCATCTTCATAAAGCTTTAAAGCCAATTAACCAATTGCGTATGATGGAAGACTCGTTAGTTATTTACAGACTGGCTAGAGCACCTGAACGTAGAATCTTTTATATTGATGTAGGCAACTTGCCAAGAGGCAAAGCTGAGACCTATATGAAAGATATTATGTCTCGCTATCGTAATAAACTGGTGTACGATGCTGATACAGGTAAGATCAGAGATGATCGAAAGCATATGTCTATGCTAGAGGACTTCTGGTTGCCTCGTAGAGAAGGCGGTAGAGGCACTGAGATCACTACTCTACCAGGCGGTGAGAATCTAGGTCAAATAGATGATATCTTATACTTCCAGAAAAAGATGTATAAAGCTCTAAATGTGCCTGTTTCGCGCTTAGAACAAGATCAGGCAGCTGGACTACTTGGCAGAGCTTCCGAGATAAATAGAGATGAACTTAAGTTTCAAAGGTTTATTGATAGACTACGTAATAAGTTTTCTAGTTTATTCCTAGGTATTCTTAAGAAGCAGTTAATGCTTAAAGGTGTTATCACCGAAGAGGATTGGGATAATTGGAAGAACGATATTGTCGTAGATTATATTAGAGATAATCATTTCTCAGAGCTTAGAGATGCAGAGTTACTAAGAGAGAAGTTACAGACTCTTGATACAATGCAGCAGTATGTTGGTGAATTCTTCTCTAAAGAATATGTAATGAAGAACGTTCTTTTACTTGATGATGATGCGATAAAAGAAATGAAAGATCAAATAGCACAAGAAAAGTCATCTGGTGAGATTCCAGATGACAGCGAAGAGGACCAAGATGGCAACTAAGAATTTTAATCTCGCAAAGTTAGCTAGAAATATTAATATTGAAGATGATGGTTCTATTGCTTTTACTAGTGAGGTAAGCGCTGGAGGAGAAACAATTGGGTCCCTTACAGCTTCTATGGATTCAAATCAAACATCTACTATAACATTATCAAAGGCATCT